GTAAATAGCAAAACTTAACCTTCTCCCCATCACTGATTTTAGTATATTTTTGTGCAAGTCCTAATTTATCTATAAGGCCATTATACAACAAAGCCCCACGGATGTGAATAGGCGTTCCACCTTTATATGACTTTTTACTACCTTTATCTTTGTTAGTCCATTTACCCATAGTACTATCACCAAACCCTACTCCACGAGGAAATGATATTTGTTCTGGTGATAAGGTTCTAAATGTGTTATAGAAGTCCGCAATAAAATCTTGTGTAAGTTTCTCATCACCTCGAATAATAATCTTAAATACCTCACGAAACTTTTCACGTACGACCTCAGGAGTTGAAGACTTAATTGCTTCAATTCCCATAATCTTTAACTTAGGCTCAGCATATTGTACACCTTCGTTATTATGCACGTTAAGGATATATCTTTTCTTTGCTGTCCATATGCCTTTGTCAGAGATGCCTTCACGTTCCATGACCATACGATTTTTATATGCATTCATACGTGTGAAAAGTTTATCGTACGCGACATTAAGGTTGTCTTGAAAATGCTCACCGCATATCTTATCAAGAAACTTAACTGGATCCTTAGGTGCGAATTTTTTTACAAGCGGGCCGAAGTTAACATAAAGTGAATCTGTATCCATAGCGATAACATAGTCAACCTTTTCGGTGCCCATAATCTTATTCATCTCAGTATTAACACAACGCTCAGACCATTTGATTGCCAGCTGTCCTGACAAAGTAATACCTTCTGCCATGCGCATATCAAAATAACGGAACCATCTGTTACCAAGGGCTCCATATAGAGAGTTAAGCAAAATCTTAATTGCCATTTGGCGATTGTTTAATTGGTTAATTTGCTTCTCAAGGTCTTCAGTTTTATTGAGTTGGTATGCACGCTCTACGTCAAGCATCTCTCCTTTGATTTCTTTTCGTTCGGCATAATAACTCTCAATGATACTAGGAATAATGCCTTGAAAATCTTTACGGTAAGAAGATCCGTTAGCTGCAATAGCAATATCTTTACCAGCAGTATCGGCATCATTGTCCATATAATGATCAACACCATGCCGGTAAGCTCCGTTTAGTAGTGTCTCGGGTGACATGTTATATTGTACAATTAGATTAGGATATAGTGAATTAAGGTCGAAAGATACTACCCAATCATGTATGCCAACCTGTGGCTCTTTTACATAACCACCTGGATATGGATCCTTTGTCTTAGTCTCATTAGGAATTAGAGCAATACGTTTCTTGTTTAGCTCACGATATATAATTGCATCCCATATGGCAGTGGTACCAAATGTATCGCTTATGTTTACACCTGCTTTGTATGCCATAGTCTGGCATAATTCAATAAGACCCATCTTGTCATCAATACGCTGAACAAGCTGAACATCCTTAATATTATAATCAATAAACTTCTGATGATCTTTCTCGTACAAAGTAAATAAGCTGCCATGCTCTTCATAGGATAGTTTTTTCTCATTAAGAACAGTATAAGCAATTTGGTCTAGCTTATATGATTCTTGTGGACCATATGAATATCCAAACTTTTTGAACAACTCGAGATAATCAGCTTGTTGGATACCAAGGATCTCATAGCCGTGTTGAACCTGAGATCCTTTCATACCGCGAGAAGTATCAAATGCATTTACTATTCCCCAGGGAGAAAGCTTATTGGCGGCCGCTTCGGTGCCAACACGTTTAATACGATTAATAAGATACGGAATATCAAAGTAACGAATATTCCATCCAGTTAAAATGTCTGGTCTGTTTTCACACCAATATTTGTGGAAGGATGCAAGTAGTGCAGCTTCGCTATCAAACTTGCGATACTGAATTAGATCAGTTCCCATATCAAGTTGCGTTTTGCTATAATCATATTCACCTAAACCCCACACTTCATAGACAGAAGACTTAGAAGATTTAAGTGCTATAGAAATAATAGGATGAAAAGCTTCATCCGGCTTTGGAAATCCTTGATCGGATGCAACTTCTATATCAAAGTTTACTACGTTTACATCACTAGGTTTAAAATCTATTTTATTTGGAAATTGTTGAGCAATATATTGTGCAGCATAATTGGTATTGCCATATATTTTAAACTCATTCAGATCTTTATACTTAGCTAAGAAATCTTTAGCCTCGCGCATATCATCAAAGTTGATTGGTTCGACTCGCGTGCCATCCATAGCAATCCAGTCAGTCTGAGGTTTTTGGCTTTTTAAAAATAATTGTGGTTTAAATTTGATCTTCTTTTCAACACGTACACCGCTGTCATTATAACCGCAGTACATAAGTTGGTTGCCATATCGTTGGACAGATGTGTAAAACGCCAAGTGTATTCCTCCATGATTAGAAACATTATACCATATGGTGCGTCATAAGTACACTACGAATTATTATTTTTAAGATGTTGTGTATAGTTCTTGAAACCAAGGGCCATTTCGATAAAGTTATTTTTACTGCGTGATATGGGACATGGAAGAAACGCTTCAAGGTCTACGTACGCAAGGGTCCAAGGTATTGCATCATCACTCAATCTTTTACCCTGATTGATAACAAAATTGTCTGGCTGAAAGTCATCAAACGCAAATCTTCTTTTTGCTTGACCATCTGAATGAGTAAGTAATACTTTATTGTCCTTTTTATTGATAACTATATCATTCCAAATTTGATCTGATATATGCGAGTTGTTTGCTATGTCAACAGTACTAAGTTGTCTACCGAAAAGAAATTCTATTTTATTTAAAATCGTGTTATCATCAATCCTCTCAAACTCAAACCTTGGAATACGGGTACTTCCAAAAAAATAGTTATTGTCCTCACATACAGATTTCAAGTGGGTGAGCGCATTATAATGGAAGTCACATAAACTACCCCCGCCTTCCATATGTAGTTCAGGGTCGTATTTGGACAATTTAGTAATCATCATTTGAGTTTTTTGATATTTTTTTTGATGTATTTCTGTATCAGTTATATGCATGCTTTACCATCATCATTAAAATATTATATATTATTATTAAAAAAGTGAAAATAAGTGTGTACAAGACTTCTCAAATGTATTATTCTGGTTATAGAAACAAACACTGAGGATTACTTAAATGGCTACTACTTACTCACTTTATGAAGTTACAAAGTTTGATGCTCAAGCTATCGCAGAGATGCGTACTTATGGAATGGATCCTACCGCGCCAAAAGTATTATGCAAATATGACGGTGCGTATAATGCTTGGAGTGCAGCCCGTAAGTTAACTCGTATACACAAAGAAGTTTGTGATGAGTTTGGTAAAGAAACATATAAGCGCTATGGCGTTTCAAGAAGCTTGGATATTTCAATATGAATGATGTTAATGTAAGAGTCACTATGAAGGGTGGCATGAAACGAGGTGTCATGGTATCCAATACATTTCGTATGGATCAGGATGAGGCTAATAGGTTTGTCCTAGGTATACAAGATTTGCCGCATATCGCTAAAATTGATATGATTGATATTGGTGCAATACACGGCATGAGTGCCGAAAAAAGCACAGAGTTCGTAAAAATGTTAGGAGGTTTATAATGACTACTCATCTGAGGGACGTTCCAGATTGCGCGGCACAAAACGAAATAACCCAAACAAAGTTTTGGGGTGGAGCAAATCGTATGCAATGCGTACAAATAACTCAACGGAGAGACAAAAGCAATCCTCCTAATGATACTGATAAATGGTTTAATTCAATGCAATTAACTCGTCACCAGGCAAAAATGTTAGCAGTAGAGTTAATGTTATTTGCTGAAGGAAGAGAAGTTGAATACCTATAATAAAGTAAAAGAGCGCCGTTGAGCGCTCTTTTTTTATTTAACTAAAATGTCTTTCTAACATTTCAATTCTATCGGTAGCCATTGCCATTTTGTCAAGTTCTTCTTGGATAGCTTCGACAATATCGCTATGCTCACCAATGCCAACACTGTTTTTCATATAAACCATAATGTTAGTTTTGGCACGTTCTAGTTCACCTTCGGCGTGCATGCGTGCAGCCTTTACAAGTTGTTCTTTCATAATATCTCCAAGTAGTTAAAGAGGGCCATTACAGCCCTCTAGTATTAACTTATTTACTACGTAATTGCTCGACTTGCGTCTTGCAATATTTCGCTTCCTCGTGGAAACCCAATCTTCCGAGTTCCGCTGCCGCTCTCGTATAACCAATCACCTGGAAGTGCCGATCTAGCGAAGACCACAACCCCGACAATGGCGAGAAGGTATAAGACATTATTGCGCTTGTCATTAAACCCACCCCTTGATGTTAGAGTTTGGCTCTACCTTCGTTGAAATTTTATCTGAATAATCAGACATAGATTTCGAGTTTGCAATGGTGTAAATATCACCACGGCAAATACCTATATCTTTTAATTCAGCATTACTTAGCCTACCCAATTCTTTAATAGTTTCTGTAACTTTTATTGAATATAGATATGAACTACGTAAACTTCCCAAAAATTTTATTACGAATTTAAAGAGTTGTGCGAGCTGTATGATTCCCGTTCTGGGCATCGTTAGTATTTGTGTCATTTGTATTCCTCGTTTGACCAATATTGATTTTACGAGGACGCTGATCTTCTGGGAGTTCATACTTCAATTCAATTGCAAGTATGCCATCCTGAATGTCTGCTCCATGCACGATAACGTGCTCGGACAGCCGAAAGGTTCGCTTAAATTTCTTTGTAGAAATGCCACGATGGATAAAATCTCTCCCTTTCGAGATATGCTCACCAATCACAGTTAAGGTACGATCCTTAACTTCCACATTAATTTCATCCTGAGAGAACCCAGCAATAGCAAGCTCAATGAGATAATCGTCCTCATTGGTCCTAATAATATTATGTGGAGGATAATGGTCATTTGAATGTTTAGCCGTATATTCTAGCTCTTGAAACAAATGGTCGAATCCAACAAAGGATGCGCGTGGGAATAGTGAGTTTACGTTAATGCCTGTCATGTTTATCTCCTTATGCAAGCAAGATTAAGTGTAGCCGGAATATTCCGCTCTACGATAATATATATAAGACTTAGCTAAAAAGGAGCTATACTTTTTTTGCATAGCTCCTATTCTTTTATTTATTTCCGATATTATATTTCGGACATAGTTCCCATTGGTTTTTTTCTTTGAATGGGATAATTTTAATTTGTCGTAAAGGAGCTAAAGGTTTTGCCGACTCTTTATTCACAATTTCTATTAATCCCCAATCAGACATTAATACCGAGATCGTGTTACGCCTTCCAATATCATTTTCCTCAAGGTTTGCTTTCTTACCATCTAACAGAAATAACTCCTTAAAATGGACAATGAAATACCTACCTTGTTTATGCAATATGTGGCAAGACTGGAATAGCTTTTTTTCTTTACGAGATGCCACACCAATACGTGTGAGAGTCTCTCTAACCTTTAGAAAATCGTCTGGCTCTCTTAGTGTTACTTCCAGCATAAGATCTGGAACCCACTCTATAATTTTATTTTCTTCCACCTGTATTAACCTTCTTCTTTAACCCATCGATTTGATGCGGTGACAGAAGAGATAATACTTGGCGGGCTTTTTCATTACTGTAGCCATAGTATAATTTAATCACTTCAATATCACTCTCAATTTGAGGTTTTAACCATTTAGAGAAACGTTTACGTTTCCTAATCATATTTATAAGAAAGTCAAATTGGAGTTTATTATCAGTGTTATGATAACGATTCATTTCATTAGCAACAATAACAGTATCTTGAAAATACGATAAGCCACGATTTACCATAAAAGAATTATATTTCTTTTCAGTAATGTCGTCGACTATAATATTTTTCTTAGTGTCATTAATAGCATTTAAATAATCAAATGGTGACATTACTAATCCTTTCTATAAGTTCAAATGTATGATCAGGGCTAGACACGTGCCATGCTTTATCCAAAGGTCTACTAGCATCTGTCATAGCACATACAAATGGATAATCGTTTTCGCCTTCGAGACAATGATCACCAAAGAATATAATTTCATTATACTCTGTTGATAGCTTTCTGTACACCTGGGATTTATCTTTATCTAGCATAGTAATATCTAGGCCTGTTGAACCTGCTACTGCAGACTTATAATCAAACACACTAAACCTATCATTGAACAATCTAGATATGTGTTCGCGTTCGGAATTCATATTATCAAACTTGATATACTCAGCACGTTGATCGTTATTAGCATTGCGACCTAATACAGAGAAGTTTATTAGGCCTGATCTAATTTCCACATGGTTTCCAGTTTTAATAGCAAAATCACTACGATGCACCACATAATTAAACCAGTCTAACATCTCTTCAGATATTAGTATATTATTAGAGTAGACACGTTCTCCTTTGACCCAGAGCTCGTTACCACTACACTGGTAGCTCCCGTGGCAATCATTCTGTAAACCGTGTAGTTGTTCATCAGTTTTTTCATAGTCAGAACCAGTCACAATATAAACATCATGGCCCATCATAAACTGATATAGTATGTTAGCACGATCTTCATCAAGTTTTTGTCTAGCTGGCATAAGTGTACCATCTACGTCAAAAACATATGCTACTTTTCTTTTACTCGACTCCGCCATCTGAACCCAACCAATCTATTTCTTTAACTCTACTTGTAATCTGCTCAAGCGTGAGGTCCGTACTAGCACCAAGTTGAATATCGTGATGCTTATAATATAATTGTGGATAAGTTTTGTGCCCATCGGGCAAAGGTTGATTGTTTATCTTAGTGTATTTTGTGCCCCAATCATCAAGCTTCTCTTCAAGAAAATGACAATAGACACAATTATCTTTTGTAAATAATGTTAGCATTAGTTAAATTCTACGTTGGCCATAATTTCTGTCATACAAGCTACGACGTTTAATTCATGGTCTGCCACAAAGGCGTTCTTATACTGATAGTCAGCAAGTATCAATACAACTTGAGGAATAGAATGTGGTGCAACCAACTCATTCATAGAGTCATACACATTACGGAATATAGAAGTAGCATCAACATCCATATGGTTTGCAACCCATGCACGCATCTTTTTAAAATCTTTGTTCTTTAGATGTTTCAGTAAGTCATTATATTGGTTATGATCACTTGTATTTATGATACTAGTATCTAATTTGCCATTGATACTAAATCGTTGGCACTCATTAATCACTCTGCGCCAATCAGGCAAGTATTTCATTATAACTTCAGCAAGTAAAGCCTTATCAGCAGTTACTTGTTCTGCAGCAAGTATCTGTTCAAGTCTTGTCATAAACTGACCAGCAAGTCCTGCCATTTGTTTCTTTGTTGTATTAATTAAAAAATAAGATTATTCATATAAGATTCATATAAATAATCTAAATTTAGATTATATTATAAATCCATCATATATAAATTTATAAATTTATCTAATCCAGAAGA